TTATGGTGGAGGTGGGCGGTACTGCCCCGCCGTCTACTCCGTCGTCAACGTGCTTCAACGTTACAAGTTTATTTATAACACACTTTAGATAACGTGTCAAGAACCCATTCTTTTGGATCTAAATTAAAATCCCAATTAACTAGTTCATTCCGCATATCTTTAGTATAGATTATGTTGACTTTGTCTGATGGTATACGTGCTTTCCACCCATCAGTTAATTGTACTAAATGTTCACTTGCAATACTATAAGGAACAAAGCCAATTGCAAATGTTCCACTGTTTTGAATAATCATTAAGTGATCAAATGTCTTGTCTAATGTTGTTCGTGTGTTCTCTTTACTTTCGTAAATGTTCTTTAATTTAACTTCTATGTTTTCTTTTAACAACCCTTGTTTAGTTGTAAACATAGGACCGTCACCTGTTTTAACTTCAATAGTTGCGCCATGCCAACTGTCAAAAGTTAAATCGTAGTCAATGGTATCAACCCATTGTATGTTCTTTTTGTGATTTGCTAATCTTAATGCACCTAGTATAAACTTTTCTTTTAGCATACGATTACTATGCTCGTTTAATACTTTTGCGCCTTGTGAATTGCTAATGTTATTACAGGCTGTAGCAAATTGCTCGACATCAATCCACTGTAAAAATTCTTTGTAGTTTACCAATGTCGTATTACTCCTGCAACTATAAACAGATTTGTTATGACATAACAAAAAATAATGGCAGTACGAATAAGAGCAATCTTATCTGCTTCTCGGTCGTCCCTGCCATATTTTTCGCCTAATGCTTTTGCCCAAAGGCGCCACATAGACATCCTTTCTTAGGTGAGTGTATGAAATACCAAACTAACCAACATTGTCCAACCAAATATTGATAGGCTAATAGATGCTAGTTTACATAATTCATTACACGCATTACATTGCATTTTTCTTATCCTGAATTTCTTTGCGGCGTTCTTTTGCAAGTTTACCTAATTCACCAAGTGCCTTACGGGCTCTTGCAGCCGCTGCCTTAATACCCTTCTCGTCAAAGGACGCTGCCTCTGCTAGATAGTTATTAAATGCCTGTACTATTTGATCATGATTTGTCATGCCTTTTTCTCCTTTTAAAAAATTAAGATCTAGAGTATCCTGCGAACTCTATACAAAAATCTCCAACTGATGTTGTTTGATATGTAACACCACTTGACTGAAATCTTACACCAATTCTGCTGCCTGAGTCCAATCTATGTATAGTGCTAATATTCGCACTAACATATGTATCTCCTCTTCCAGCAAGTGCATAACTTCTTGATATTAACTCGTTGGTGTTTCTCTCATATATTTGTAGTTGAACTGGTTGAATGTTTAATCCTGTTGTTGTAGTAAATCTAAAACCTGCGCTTGCTGAAATTCTATACAACCCGTCTTGTAAAATATTCACACTTATTCTATCATCAAAGTCAAAATCAAAGAAATCACCATCTTGGTGCAATAATCCTCTGTTAGTCCATAGTGCCCAAATTCCTCCAGATATGTTTCTTCCGGCTTGTAATTCACTATGCTTAAACCAGTTTGCTGATGTTCGTATGTCGTCACTGTATAATGCACCGTCAACAGTTAGATCGCTTTGTACTCGAACATTTTGTTGCATTAAAATTTCAGAACTGTCGTTTGTTCTAACTCTGTTACCAAAAAATTCAAAGCCGCCTGTTCTAAGATTGTTGCCTTCAACAAGCATGTTGCCTTCAACAACCATGTTGTTCTTTACTCTTAAAGGGCCGCCGTCAAACACAGTAGATTGTTGTATTACAATAGGACTACTATCTGATGTAGTAATTTTATTTCCAGTAAACTCAAATGATCCTAAAATTGCGGGACCAATTGTGTCTGGACCTTCTTCAATGTTACTAATAAAGCCGCTAGTGCCAATAGTAATAAGAGGATTTTGATATGTACCTGGCGGTAAGTCGCCTGCGGCAGATGTTATAGATGCTATGTGTCCGCTTTCGTTTACTTTAATAATTGGATTTTCATACGTTCCTGCTTTTAGAAAAGCACCGCCATCAACATATAAACTACCGTTACCTATTTTCTTAACAACAGTATCTACATTAGGCTCACCTGATACTTTGATCTCAACCCTGTCTCTTGTGCTGTTTCTATTGTCATCGTTGAATACTGTATCACCTTCATCTCCATTAAAGTGTAGAAGTAGTAGTGTGTTTTCATCATCAACAAATACAGTGGTCTGAGGTGTAAAAGGAGCAGTATACCTAGCAATATTTGATATTCTAAATTCGTCAATGTTTCCATTTAATAGATATGCTAAGTTAAGGAAACCACCTATTATAAGTTTAGTACCTGTATAGTCAACTACATCAGTTACAGTTCTTTCTAAAGAACCATCAATGTAAAGTTTTGTTTCACCAGCAGTTCTAACTACAGCAACATGGTACCAAGTATCCGGAATTGGTGTAGTTACACTTGGAGTTGCCGCTCGTTGATTTCCTGCAAACAGTTGCCACTTTGCGACACCAGATGCAGCAAATGCCACTGCTAATGAATTATTCTTTCCAGAAAACCCTGTTGGACTTAGGTGAAATATGCCACCACTATCTGCACTAGTCTTTGCTCTAGCCCAACACTCTATTGTAAAGTCATTAGTACCAAAAGCAAATGTATCGCTTGTTGCACTTAGGTATTCACCTGATTCTTCTAATGCAATGATAACGCCTTTGTCATCAACTGTTATCTTTGGATTATAATAAACACCTTCAAATAAGAGGCCGCCTGATCCAATAGCAACTATTTCGCCTTTGTCATCAACAGTAAGTTGTGCGTTAGGATATACACCCTCGTATGAAGGATCTAAACGATTGTGTTTAGTTCTTTCTAAAAAGTCAAAGTTCTCATCTACTTCATTGTAGGTGAGTGCAGTACCTTTTGTTTCACGAAGTACTATTGCCATTATGAAAGTTCTCCGTTTGGTCCAAAGTACTTGCCTGCATAACTAGAAAACACACCTTCTACATAACCTGGATCGTTTTCAATGTAGTCTACAAAAAAATATCCAAAAAGGGATTTTTCTGCTTCAGTTAATTCTTCTGTAAAGACATAAAGTTGTGCTTTTAATTGAGCTCTAATATCAGGATCAGTTTCAACGGCTAGTTGTTCTGCTATTGCGAAGTAGTCTGGTTTGGCCATCTCTTACTCTCCATTTGCAAACACATTTGGAGACGCAGTTTGGGCTGCATTTGGAACCCAAGAAGCATGACCAGCAGTTGCATCGGCTCTTCTATGTACAGGTATGTTATTTGCAAATACGTTTGGAGATCCTGCTGCCGCTGGATCGCCGCAGTATGTAGTATCCCCAATTCTTACTTGGTGTTCATTATTAGTAAACACATTTGGAGAGCCAACAGCATACGCCGTTTGATGAAACGGGTTTGGAGTAGGACTTGCGTGTCCTATGTGTACGTCTGCGTTGGTTCTTACCATTCCTGTCATATTATACTACTGCAATTCCTGATGTACTTGAAATATACTGCTTCGCCATATTTTCTTCTGTTTTAACAATACATAGTACGTTAGTTGTATTTATTTTAATTTTAGCATCAGAATTAATTGTAAACATAAAAGGTGCAAGACCTAATCCTTGTTGATTTGCTACAACCATCATTGGTTTGCCTAACACTACTGATGACGCATCTTCTTTTTCTAATCTTGAAATTAGTTCTTCGCCTGATCCTAGTTTTACTGAAACTGTATCGCCTTCTTTGTATGGTAGTTCTATTAACATTATAGTGAGTATCCTGTTCCGTTATAATTTGTTTCGTCAACGTACTTTGCTAGATTATCAAAGCCACCTATCTTATTTCCACCAACAATAATTTGTGGAACAGTACGAGCACCTGGGAATGTTTCTAACAATTCTTCTTTTGTGTAGTCAGTGCCAAGTGACTTGTATTCGTAGGCAAATCCATTCATTTCGCAGAATGCTTTTGCTTTGTCGCAAAATGGACAAGCAGGTTTTCCGTAAATTGTTATCATAATTTAAATCCTTTAAGTGTGTCTTTGTCTACGTCTTGTTTAATTCCGCCAATAATATAACTCTCAACTTCTGTTTCCTGAGGAGCAACTTGCAATCCTGAACTTGATAACCAATGTTGTGTCCAAGGTAATGGGTTAGTGTTAATTGGAGCATCAAATATTGGATTATAACCTAACGCCTTCAATCTACGATTAGCAATATACTCTACATACTGATTAAGTAATGTAGTATTAAGACCAATCATACTGCCGTCCTTAAACAAATACTCTGCCCAGGCCTTTTCTTCTGCAACACATTCACGCCACATAGCATATACTTCTTCTTCGCACTCTTTTGCAATCTTGATAAAGTCTGGATCGTCTTTGCCTTGCATCCAGTGTTTAAGAACGTGTGTAGTAAGTGCTAGGTGTTGTGCTTCATCGCGAGCAATAAGACTAATAATTTTTGCAGAGCCTTCCATTAACTTGAGTTCGCCAAATGCAAACGTACAAGCAAATGAAACGTAAAAACGTAAACCTTCTAATATATTTACATTCATCATAGCAAGGAACAGTTTCTTTTTGACTTCACGCATACTTCCTTCCTTGTGATGCTGATAGGCTTCTGCCGCTTCAACAAATGCATCGTAGTTTCTTGTTACTGACACAGCACGATCAAGAATTTTCTCATCGTTAAGAATAGTGTCAAACACTTCACTTGGATCAGGATATACGTTCTTCATAATATGTGTGTAGGAACGACTATGAATAGTTTCAAAAAAGTCCCAAGTTACAATACAGCCTTCAAGTTCTGGTAGAGAACAATAAGGTAAAAAAGCAAGTACAGGACCACGGCCCTGTACACTGTCTAATAAAGTTTGATACTTTAAATTACTTGTAAAAATATGTTTTTGTTCTGGGCGGAAATTAGCATAGTCAGCACGATCTTTCTGAAGGGACACTTCCTCTGGTCTCCAAAAATAACCAAGCATGGTTTGATTAAGTTTATCAAATACGGGAAACTTAAACACATCGTATCGTTGGGTATTTTGATCTGCACCAAAGAACATATTTTGTTTGGTGAAATCAATACGATCTCTGTTAAAAACTGTTTTTGCCATTTCTACACTTCCTTTAATAATTTACAATAATATACTACTTTTAGCTCTGTGTCAACCGTTTAGATTGCACAGGCTTCACACATCTCATCATCTAGAGGATCTACTTCATTTACTTTTTCTAATAACGGTTGTGGCTTCTCGTCTTCAAGCTCACTTGGATCTTCTTTATAATCGTAAGTGTTTTGATAGTACGAAGTCTTCCAACCTAACTTATAAGTTGTTAACAAGTCTTTTAACATAACACTCATTGGCACTTCATTATCTGAGAAGTGTGTTGGATTATATGACCAGTTACCGGAAATACTTTGATCAAAGAACTTTTGCATGGCTGCTACAATATTAATGTAGCCGTCATTGCTAGGCATATCCCATAACAATGAGTAATGTGCTTTTAAACTTTGATATTGTGGGACAATTTGTTTCAATGGTCCTTTTTTAGACTTTTTAACACTTAAGAAACCACGCGGTGGTTCAATACCATTAGTTGCATTTGATACAACTGAACTAGACTCACTAGGCATTTGTGCAGACAGAGTTGAATGTCGAAGACCATATTCTAAAATGTCCTTACGTAGTCCTTCCCAATCATAGTTTAAATTGTTAGGAACAATTTCATCAAAGTCTTTCTTGTAAGTGTCAATTGGTAAGATACCATCTGAGTACTTAGTACGATCAAAGTAATCACATGCACCACGCTCTTTTGCTAATTTATTACTTGCTTTTAGCAAATAGTATTGGAAGGATTCTGATAAGTCATGAACTAGTTTCCATGCTTGTGGATCTTCGTACTTGGCATGATTGCGAGCTAGGTAGTGTGCAAGTCCAATATAACCTACACCTAATGAACGTCTTGCTTTAGTTGACTTTTCAGCAGCCAAAATAGGATAACGTTGATAGTCAATAATTTCTTCTAACGC